ATTGAACGCCCCGAATGGGGAACATGGTAGGAGTTTCTATGAACGACGAAATCACAAGGGCGGTTCTCGCTCGGCAACCTGAGTACCCACCCGAGCAATCAATGGGTGGAATCAACACGCATACGGTGGCTTGCCGCGTCGCCGGCTACTCGCCTGGCTACTGCGTGTGTCTGCACAAGATCGCTGCATACGAGCGCGACAGCGAGATCAAGTCCGCGCCTCAATGTGAGCAAGCGATTCGGAACAAGGAATGCCCCGCACTGGTTATGCGCGCTGAAGAACGTGCGGCTGGTAAGGCGCTGTACTTCGTTGATCGCGCACTGCTGCGCGAGGAGATGGATAAGTTTTTCGCCACGCAAAACACGCAATTCCGTGTGACGCGCCCTACGCCGGCAAAGCCTGCAACAGTCAGTACCGGCGAGATCAAGAAAAACAATCAACCCGTGAAACCGGCAATCACTTCGACGGTAAAATCAAACACTGAAGAAGACGGTTATGCGGCAGCAATCAATGCGGCCATTCGTGAAGCGAACGTCGCACCGCCTGAGCAACCGAAGCCTGAAGCTCCGGCTAAGTCAGCACCGCCTTCAAATCAGGGTATGACCCTTTTGGAGAAGGCTCTTCTTCACCTCAACAAAACGCAATAAGGAGTAAGTCATGAGTGAACAACAAGCATCGGAATCTATGTCGCCAGAGATCACCGCAATGATGCAGGCGTACATCGCCGACGCAATGGTGGAGTTTGGAAAGTTCGTTGAGGACATTACCGAGCGCGTCCCTGTCGGCGCTGTCGTTACCGCCAACCTGACTTCGTTCGTGCAAATGCTTGCAGTCGCCTCGTTCGAGAACGGTCGCACTGCCGCAGAAGCGAAAGAAGCGATGGCCGCTTCAATTCTCGGCATGCAAGAGTACGTGGACGAAATCTACGTTCGCCTGCAACAGCGCAAAGATGCGCAAGCCCAAGCCAACTAAACAATCAACCCAGGAGAAATCAAATGGATCAAGCTCAAGCCGCAGCCGCTGAAAAGCTGCAACAGTACCAACTCAATGACGCCCTGATGCAGATTCGCAACACGCTCGGCGGCATGGCTCAACAAGGCATTCCTTACGAGGTTGCCACCACCGCGATGATGATCTCGATTGCCGGCGCAATGGCTACGGTCGCTGTCTACAAGGGCATCAGCCACGATGACGCCCAGAAGCAGCTTGCGGACGGTACGGACAAGATGCGTTCGTACTTGGCCAAGGTCTACACCGAGGTGGAAGCTGAGAAGGCCAAGGTCGATGCTGAGAAAGCCGACCAGCCTGACTGGATGCACCCCGAGCGTCTGCCTGGCAACGGAAGCGCAGCGCAATGAACTCGCTGGAAGTCTTCAACCTGATCGAACAGGTCGCGGCGACTTCCAGCAAGAACGACAAGATCGCTCTGCTGACAGCCAACCGCGACGACGATTTGCTCAAGAAGGTTCTTGAGTACGCCTACAACCCGTTCAAGACCTACGGCATTCGCAAGCGCCCAGACACAATTGGCGAGCATGTGGGTTGTGACTTCGATGACGGAACCTTCGAGCTGCTGGACGACCTCATCACTCGCAAGGTGACAGGCACTCAGGCAATTGAGTTTCTGCGTGGCGAACTGACAGCACTCAGCAAAGAGTCCGCCGAGCTGCTGTGGCGCATCGTCACGAAAGACATGCGCGCTGGCTTCAGCGAGTCCACCTGCAACAAGGTGTGGAAGGGCCTCATCCCCGACTTCCCTTACATGCGCTGCACTCTGCCGAAAGACGCCAAGCTGGACGAGTTCGACTGGGCGCTCGGAGTTCTCTCGCAAGAGAAAGCTGACGGCATGTTTGCCAACCTCGACCATGAGGAAGGTGGCGTGGTGCGCCTGACCAGCCGTCAAGGTTCTCCCTTCCCGATGGAAGCGTTCGAGCTTCTTGAGAAGGAAGTGAACGACCGTCTCGGCACTGGCCTGCAATACCACGGTGAGCTGCTCGTCCTGCGTGACGGTCAAGTTCTGCCTCGTGAGATCGGCAACGGCGTTCTGAACAGCGTTCTGAGTGGCGGAACCTTCGCCTCCAACGAGCGCCCCATCTACATGATTTGGGACGCGATTCCGCTTCAGTCAGTCGTGACGAAGGGTAAGTACGAGGTGGCTTACATCAAGCGCCTGGCTGCGATCAATCGGATGCTCAAGCTGAAGGCTGGTGAGTACGTCGCCATGATCGACACCCGTGTCTATCACTCGTTGAGCGATGCCTACGGTCACTACCGTGAGCTGCTGCTCAAGGGCAAGGAAGGCACGATCATCAAGAACCCTCATGCAATCTGGAAAGACGGAACCAGCAAAGAGCAAGTGAAGCTGAAGCTGGAGTTCGAGGTGGAGCTTGAGGTGATCGGCTTCGAGGATGGCAAGGGCAAGAACGCTGACACCTTCGGCGCACTTCAATGCCAGTCGTCGTGCGGACAGCTCAAGGTGAACGTTTCCGGCTTCACCGACGCCAAGCGTCTGGAGATTCACGAGAACCGTGATGACTGGACTGGCGGCGTCATCACTGTTCGAGCCAACTCGATCATGCGTCCGTCCGAGAGCAGTGAGTTCCACTCATTGTTCCTGCCTCGCTTCGTTGAGCGCCGTCTGGACAAGACGACCGCTGACGACATGGCCCGCATCGAAGCGCAGCAACAGGCGGCGATGGAGGCGGCGTGAACGACACGGAGTTCAAGCGCATTCAAGCCACCTTTCCCTGGACGGAGCGTGTGATTCCGTCAGGGTTGGGTGGTGTCGTGCAAGTGATCGACCGCAATGGAGAGGAGGTGCCGTTGTTCACGATGACGGCATTTCTGCACTTCATCACGAAGAAACTCGAACCAAAGGAGAAGCCTGATGCTCAAAGGCAGACTGACAATCAGCCGCCCGCAGGGACCAACAACTGACGATCACCCCTACGTCAAGATCGCCGTGCGTGACGAGAACAGCCGAATCACGTTCTTGGAGATT